GTCGATTATATCAAGGGATTCTCGGATAATAACTTACCCAAAGATGGTTTGAACCGTTCGGTCAGTATTGTATCAATTACGGTATATTCATCGGCAGTCAGGAGCCCTTTTTCAAGCAGATTCCTGGCAATAGACAGGGCTGTCAGATACTGCATTTCAGCAGTGAAAACGGTTTCACTCACGGTCACCACCTCCAAAACGGTCAGCTACATAACATTCATGGCAGCAGTATTTTCTGTTTGCATTTCCGTAAGCTGTGAATTCCTTTCCGCAGAATGCACATATGAAACTATAGACTGCTTTCCGTTTCACCTTTTCGGGATGGCTGTTCCACCACTTCACCCGGCAGTCCGATGAGCAGAATTTCCGGCGTTTCTGGCCCGGTTTCTGCTGTATTGGTGTTCCGCAGCACAGGCAGGCATCAGAAGAAAGTGTTATGCGCGTATTCGATGCCTTTGTTCCAGCCAGACCGTTCTTGCGGCAGAATGCAGCTATGGTGTCCTTCTTTATCCCGGTCGCATTCGCGATGGTGGCATATCCATATCCCCGGTTACGCAGTTCGGTGATCTGATTTTTTTGTGTGTTAGTCAATGTATGTTCCTCCAATCAAAAGACCCTTTCAATGCCAACCGGTCATGAAAGTGCGAAATGGCCGAAAAAACAGCAAAAAAATATGCCCACCGGCGAAAATTTACCGATGGGCATAAACTGACAGTCAACAACTTGACTGTTGGATTATTTACTTTTCCATAAAATCGTGGTATCGTTTCAGCATGACACAGAACTGCTCACGTGTCAGAGGACTGTGAAGCATGAGGTCACCTTTCTCATCTCCTTTGAGCAGGCCGTTTTTGATCGCCCAATTGACCGAATCCTTCGACCAGTCAGCGGCGGTGTTATCGAGTTTCACGATTTTCTCAGGTTCCAGTTCCGCTTTCACATCCGCACGGAAGGTGTCCATGCTCTTGCCGAATTTCGGGAACCAGTGCATGACATCCGCGTGATTGGATGCGATCCCTCTCGCATGACCTTCACTGTGGCAAATGATGTCTTTCTCAGTCAAGCCGAACTGCTTACAGAGATACGCACACAGTTCTACTGCTTCACGGTACACCTTATCGAAATACGCCCGATCCGTCAGATCGTCTTCGCATATCTCAAAACCGATGTACCCCATGAAGTTAGCATTGCCTATGCTGCCGGTTCCGCTGTGCCATCCGACCATGTCCCACGGGAGAGTCTGGTATGTAGCAATCGAACCGTCTTCCCGCTTACCGATGAAGGCGTGGACACAGACCTGCCTGTCCCCCGGACGGAACTGATTCCAGTGGGTGCCATATTTGTTTTCACCAAGCAGACCGTCATCAGGGGCAACATATCGTTTGAGCCACGGATTGTTGCATCCGGTGGAGTGAACCATGATACCTTTGACCGTGTGCCTCTGCCCGACAATGTAGCATTCGTTATCGGTCAGATATTGCTTACGCAGATTCATCGTCATCGCCGCCTTTCTCCGCACGATTATGAAGCTGTGCCAATACATCCTTCAGTTTCGTCGGGATCGGCATACCAAGGTGGGATGCGTTTTCCATGAGGGACACACCTTCATTGGAAATGTAGAAAAAGATGATTGCAGTCCGCAGTACCGAACCTGTGCCGATGACGTTTACATCAAGGATGTGTGCGATGCCAACGAAAGCGAAAATCAGCACCTTCTTGCAGATGCCCTTGAATCCTACCGAGCTGGACAGGTTCTTATCGTAAATGGCACACATGATGCCGGTGATGTAGTCAATCACAGCAAATGCGATCAGTGCATACAGCAGACCATCACACCCACCAAGGAACCAGCCGAGCCAACCGCCCACAGCCGCGAACGCCATCTGAATCATATTCCAGAATTCTTTCATACCGTTATACCTCCTCCGTAAAATTGATGAATGCTTCGAGCATTCCCATATCGTTGACAGAGATTTTCAGATTTTCCGTGATGGGAATATCAATCGGGTCAATGACCGGCTCGACCTCCATATTCAGAAGGTCTTCCAGTTCGGTGATTGCTTTCTGTTCGTTGTCCCCTTCAAAGGTGTAATTGCCATTTTCGTCAGCCATACCATACTTGTCCAGAATCTTGATCCTCTGTTCAGAGAAGAAATCTGCTTCACGCTGGAGTTCTGCGATGTTCTTACGCAGACGGTATGCCAGACGAAGACTCAGGTCTTCACCGGACAGCTTCGAGAGTGCGGGGATGGCAAGGACGATGGTTTTAAGTGTTACTTTCATGATGTACCTCCGTAATCAGCCGATCAGGCCGTATTTGTTTTTGAGAATGCCAACAAGGTTATTGAGGATATACAGGTAATTCGATGATGTGGCACTGGTGAAACTCATGTTGTTGGATGTGGTCGAGAGGGTTTGTCTGGCAATCGGTGTACCGGCAAAGAACGCCAGCTTTGATGATGCAGTAGAGCCGATCTTAACGGTATTGGAACCGATGTAGGCGTAGTGCCAGTAGTAGGACGAAGTACCAAGATAGAACGGATAATAGGTTGAAGTGGTATTCGGACGCAGTTCTCGGGAGGTATTGCAGATGATGTAGTAGGATGTGCTGCCGCCCATTGTCACCTGACTGCCTGCAAACGAACCGCCGGACGATGCCTCGAATTTTGTTCCATTGATATACAGATTCGTTACATAGGCGTTTGCCCAAGGATAGGTGGATGAACCAAGAGAGTACCCGGTCGATGCATACGGAACGAACTGCTTGGAGGAGTTCAACTCCGCATACACTGAACTGGAATACGCAATTTTGCTTACGGAAATACTCGCCGGGTTGAATTGCGTACCGTTGATGTACAGATTTGTCACATACGCATACTGCCACGGATAGGTGGATGAACCAAGGTAATAACCGGTTCCTGCAGATGGGATAAACTGCTTGGAACTGTTCATCGAAGCATATACCGTACTGGAATATGCGATTTTACTTGTATCAACCGTAGTGGGAGAAAACTTCGTGCCATTCAGATACAGTTCCGTGATGTATGCCTTTTTCCACGGATACGAGGAAGAGCCAAGAGAGAAATCGTATGTTGTGGAGGATGGAACAAAAGCGTAGGAGGAATTCATCTCAGCGTAGTAGACTGACGAATCGCCGACATACAAACGGGAAACGCTTTCAGACCCAAGTGCTTTTCCGTTAATACATAATGAAGAACCGTCTGCGGTAAGGTAACAATCGCTGCCCAAAAACAGCTTTTTGATATAACCGGAACCAAATGGATAAGAGGATGAACCGCAGGCTCCGGAACCTCTCAGACAGGAAATGTTTGTGATATACAGCGTACCGAAAGCGTACAGCACATTACCCAAATCCCAGAAATTATCCGCATTCGGACGCAAACACTGATCGGGGATGTCCATCACAAGCATCGTTGTACTGCCTGCACTGAACTGCTTGAACTGGATGGTATCAGCGAAGATATTCACATAATTGTAGTTCCATGTGCCGTCCCCACCGATATAGAGTGTTTCGGTTCCGGATGAAGTAATGGCTACATTGATAGATGATCCTGCATACATACGGGAGACTTTCAATGTAGAAGCGTCGATTCGGTCAGCGGAGATTGTGCCTGTGGTGATATTGGAACCGTTGATCGTGGTACTGCCCGCAGTCTGCAGGGATGTAATTGTAACATAACCGGACAGGTCGATTCTGTCTGCAACAAGGCTGACAGCACGGTCGGTCATCGTGAAGTTGGATGCAGATGTGCCGCTTGCGATGAGCCAGTTGACCTTATCTGCAGTCTGTGATACTGTCGAAATCAAACCTTCTGCGTTTTCCACACGGGTTGTAATGGAAGTCAGATTCTGCGACAAGGTAGAGATTGAACCTTCAGCATTTTCGATACGGGTGTTGAATCCATTTACAGTAAGGGACATATCAGCAAGGTTGCCTTCCACAGATTCGATTCTGGTGCTGAACCCATTGACCGTGAGTGACAAATCCGCCACAGCACCCTCGGCATTGGTGATGCGTGTCTCGAATCCTCCGAGTGTCAGCGAGAGTTCCGACACCGCACCTTCCGCATTGGATATACGCAGATCGAATCCGGATACCGTCTGCCGCAGCTCGGACATATCTCCTTCCACAGTTTCGATAGTCGAGCGCAGTTCACCATCCGCCGCACGGAACTCCTGCTTGATCCGGTCAAGCTGTGTTGCCGTGGATGCCATCAAGTTCGGAACATAATCGCCGACCTCGATCTGTACAGTGTATCGGTAAAAGGGATTGTAGGTGATACTGACGATGCGGGTATCGATGTTGATCCCCATCGGCGTGTAGGTGATGTTCACTTCGTCACCCGCCTGCAGGTCAGCCATCTTGAACAGCGAAATGGAGTAGGAGGCAATGTTCTCTCGGGAGTCGATGGTGACGGAAAGGTTGGTCACGTTTTCGCCGTCCATGAGAACCTTGCGGACAGTGCTGCCGCGATGTTTGCGGAGGTTGATTTTGTAGCCGTCGTATTCGACCTCACATCCGCAGGCGTCGATGAACCGCATCAGCGCATTCCGGCGGTTGAGCGTACCTTCGGTGAAGTAACATTCCACCCGCTCCGTGGCTTCACAGATTCCGATGGAGAATGGCGTATCGGATAAGAGTTCTGCCAAACCTTCCAGCGGAGTTCCCTCGAAGACGAAAGTGACGAGATTGTATTTTTCATCATTCAGCAGATAGGAGATGTGTTCACATTCCGCTGTAGTAATGGGAAAGCCGTCCGTGATTTGCTTGCTGATGCGGACAATATTGTAGTACTGACTGTCCAGTTTCACGGTCATACCTGTCTGCAAGGACTGAGAACGGGATGCCAGAACGCTGAAGGATAGCGTCCGTTCCCCGGAGAGGTGGTCAGCTAACGTGGCAGACAGCACTCGCGGGAAAGTGTGCTTCAGCGTATTGTTTTCGTAGATTTCAAGAGCCATAGGTTGACCTCCTTCCGTTAGGTTGTGCCGAGATTGCGGACATACACGGCATTCTGCGACCACTGGATCTGAGCAAGGATTCTGGCGAGAGTGTTGCCGTCGATAGTCAGCGGAATCGTCACATTAAACGCCTGTCCCGAAGCCATTCTGCCCGGTTCGATGTCCCCGATGCTCGCATCCACATCGAAATCGGTCGGGATGGCTTTCTGCATATCCTCCTCAACCTGCTTCATGGCATCCACAAAGCCGACACCAATACCGGCACCCATGTTCTCACCGATCCCGGCAAACACCGTTGAGGGAGAATGAATGCCAAGCAAGGATTTCACCCCACTGACCACATTGTCCACCAGTTTCGATGCTTGATCGTACAGCCAGGACGCCATGCTCATGATGCCCTGACCGATACCCTTGATCATGTTCACGCCAACGTCCACCAAATCGGGAATCCCTTCGGTAAACGCTCGGACGATACTTGTGATGATCTGCGGAATTGCACGGATGATCTCGGAAATGATCTGCGGAAGATTTTCGATAATCGCCGTGAACAGTTTGATGCCAGTCTCGATGATGAGAGGGATATTTTCCACGAACGCATTGATGATCGCCGTGATGATTTCAGGAATCGCCACAATGATCATTTCGATAATCTCCGGCAATGCCTGAATCAATGCAACAAGCAGGTCAATTCCTGCCTGCACGATCAGAGGGAGACCTTCCATCAGAGCCGTGACAATACCTTCGATAATCTGCGGCAGAACCGCCACGATGGTTTCTATGATTTCGGGCAGTGCTTCCACCAGTGCGGTCAAAAGCTGAATTCCGGCTTCGATGATCTTGGGGATTGCTGATACGATGAATTCCACGATTGCCGTGATGAGTTCGGGTAATGCTTCAATCAGCTGCGGGATGGAATCGAGAATCCCCTGTGCCAAACCGAGGACAAGTTCCAGTGCGGCATCCAGAAGCATCGGCACATTGTCGATGATCGTCTGTACCACCATCGTGACCATCTCGACCACGGCTGGAATCAGTTCAGGCATGGCTTCTGCGATACCGGATGCCAGGGTTGCGACCATCTGAATTGCGGCTTCCACCAGAGTGGGCAGGTTCTGTACAATCCCGTCCACCAGAGCAAGGATCAGCTGCACCGCTCCTTCGGTAATCTGCGACAGAGCGGAGATGATACCATCCAGAATCGTCATGACCAGTTCGACCGTCACTTCAATGAGCATCGGCAGATTTTCGAGAATCGCGTTGCCGACAGAGCCGACGATGTCTGTGCCAAGCTGAATGAACATCGGTAACTGTTCGGTAATCACCGTTGCGATATCTCCCACAGCAGTTCCGATAGCTGCGCTGATCTGTCCGAAATCCCCGTTAGCGTTGTTGATCTCATTGGAGAGGGTCGAGAAAATGTCTGTGATCGCGCCGGAAACCTCACTGACCGCAGGCAGAAAAACGCCCTCGATGGAGCGTTTCGTTCCTTCGAGAGCAGAATTCAGGTCATCATATTTGATTTCATTGATCTGCGACAGCGCATCGTACATCTCCATTGTGCCGGTTTCCATGCTTGCCAACACGGGGAGAATATTCGCCTCGAGGTCTTCGTACATCGTACCGAACAGGTTGACTGCGGCGGTGTTTTTCGCCATCGGGTCTTCCATTTCGTTCAGCGCATTGACTACCTCGAAGAAAGCCGATCTTGCAGAATCTCCGCCGTCAGCGAACTGTGCCATCATCTCTTCGGCGTTCATACCGAGCGCGGTGAAGGCTTCGATTGTGGTGTCACTGCCGTCTTTGGCACGGATGTTGAATTCCTTGACCGCATCACCGACCTTGTCGATGGAGAACACACCGGCCTCCGCACCGCCGATCAGACCCTGCAGGAATTCCTCCGCAGACAGACCGAGCGCGGCGTACTGTGCGGAATACTCGTTGAGGGTATCAAGCAGATCGCCGTTCTGGTCCGCACCGTTCTGTGCGCCGACTGCGATGATGTTGTACGCTTCTTCTGCGGACAGACCGAAGTTTTTCATCAGCGCATTGGCGGTCCGGGCGGATTCCTGCAGTTCATAGCCGAAGGTGTCACGGAGTGCGAAACCGGACTCCGTTGCCTTTTCCAGTTCCGCCCCAATCAAGCCGGTGGTTTTCTGGACATCGGATAACCCCTGCGCCACATCCTCAAGTGAATCTCCGAAGTTATGTGTGTACACATTTTTCGCCGTTTCGCCGAGGGATTCCAGTTCCGCTCCGGTTTTGCCCGTGGCGGCGGAGATCGTGTTGACCGCCTTGTTGTAGTCATCCCCGAGGGTGATGAGTTCCTTACCTGCCGCCACCACAGCCGCTCCGATTGCCGTGACAGCACCGCCAATGGCTGCTCCAATACCGCCTGCGATGCTGCCGAGGTTCTCGAACTTGCTGCCGGATTTCTCTGCGGTGTCGGCGGCTTCTTCGAGGGCATCATTCAGTTCTTCGACCGGTTCATCAGCGGCTTCAACCGCTTCGGACATCTCACGAATGGCTTTCTCGTTGGTGTCGAGTTCCTGTTCCATCCCGTTGAGCGCGGCTTTTGCCTTGTTCAGCTGAATCTGCCAGTTCTGCGTTCGCTTGTCATTCTCCCCGAAGGACTCGGCGGCGTTCTTCAGTGCCTGCTCCAGCGTGGAAATCTTCTGCTTCTGTGCATCGATCTCCTTGTTGAGAGCCGTATTTCTGGCGGTCAGAGCCTCGACGGACTTGTCCTGCTTATCAAACTGCGATGCCACCAGTTCCATCTCGGAACCGAGGACCTTGAATGACTGATTGATGTCGGCAAGAGCCTTTTTGAACTCCTT